CCAGAGAACGCCATGACGATAGAACCAAACCCAACGCATGCACTAGCTAATAACGGATGCAGGTCTTCAGGCTTGTTATAGGTAGATGAGGCCAGCAAAAGAAAGCGTTTGCGCCAACCATCCAACGTACCGTTGCGTCCTGTAGCATGGAATACATTCTCTAAGCCCGGCATAGGTATCTTGCGAATCGAACCATCAGCACCGTAAATTAAGTTGTGGTGAACAAACGATTGATCTTCCTGCCAGCCGTAGTTAGATGGCACACCCATAGCACCACGACCTGAACTGTAGTTCTCAACGCAACCACGCACATACATCCACAACTGAGCGTCGTTACCTGCACCGAAAGCCGCCATGATGTTCTGAGACGCTAATGACTTAGCTAGCTCATCCTTACCAATGATTACTCTCTGTGGAAACAAAATATCTACCGCACCTTCAGGACGCAGCGCCACCATGTGAACGGTGTGGTCGCCATCAATCGGCTTTAGTATGTCCATGACAAACAGGTCGTATGGCAAAATCATGCGCTGGGCAGTTACCTTATTGCCCTCCTCATCCGTCGTCGTTTCCTCACGATAAATACCCCCCGTCTTACCGTACGAGAACCCGCGAGGCGCTGTTGGACGGACATAAGTAACCTGCGTTGCCTCCTCGTGGGGCGCAGTAGGCTGTTTAACGATATGGATAACCTTTTCTTCAACCTCAACTTGCACCTCCCTGCCTAACGCTAGCGGGTTAGTTATCTTGCCAAAGTGTTTGCAGCCTGTGCAGATGCCGGGGTTTTCACTATCAAATTTAGTGCATGGATATGGACCCTTGATCTCGCGCAGCTTCTGCGCCATGCGCTCTTTAGTATATGGATGACGTTCAGTAAGAAAGTTTGATGCTTTAACACCGTCTTCGCACTTCGTTGCGATTGATAGCCAGCCGCGCCATAGCGGCTCCATGCCATCTTCAGAGGCGTTTTCTAAATAGTGTACGAGTTGGCCGCAGCCTTCCCCTTTCGTTGATTTACTAAGTATTGATTTAAAGAACGTCGATGAGTTCTCAAACAGTTTGAGTGTGTTTGCTGTTGCTGGCAGCGTAGGCTTCTTGCCGGGTATCGCTTCAAAGTCTTGTACCGGAGGTATGTCTATAAGATTGTCACGGACAATCCTAGCAAAATCATCAAATAGAAATACCTCTGGCGATGGTTCCTGCAACACAACCACAGGCAGCGTGATGTTGTACTTTCTGACTCGCTTCCAGTTAGTAGTGCCGGGCACACGCATAACACGCGCTGCATCAGCAGGTACAGTCATGTCGATCTTCAAGCCTTCTTGTTTGCACAAGCGCTTAAAGTTTTCAGCTACAGGTTTCCACGTAGCTATATCGACGTTAGCAGTCAGAGGCCAATACACATGATAGCCCCCGCCTGAGTCCACCATCAAAGGCGCACCCAACGCATCGAGGCCGGTCTTCTCCACGAACGCAGTAAACGCAGCCATACCTTCTTCTTTGGTGGCATACGTTTTAGGGCCAGCTTCAGCACAATCAAGGTCGAGGAAAAACGAACGCATAACTTTAGCGTTCTCCGCAGTACGGTTTCCTGAGTGTTTGAACGCTGCTAACGCAAAGTACGTGTCACACTTAGCCTCATTAAACCGAGCAGCGTTGGTCGCTAACTCGTCAATGGACGAACTGAAAACGTGTTCTTTCTTGCGAGAGTCAACTTCCGCGACGCAATAAAAATTTTCAGCGAACGGTAGTACCGCCGCTAGAAAATCTAACGGTTCCATTAGCGCTCCCATGAGTTAGCGCCAGTCTTGTCGTGTTGCTGGGTTTACTAAATCTTCAAGTCGTTTAATGATTTCTTCTTGCCAGTCAACAGGTAGCTTGCCCTCGGCAAGCATGATGTCGGCATACCGGACAAGTTCTTTATCTGTTAATTTGGAAGGCTGAACGCTGAACATATTCTTCTCCGTGCTTCCTCTAACGTCGAGGATGTTTGCATTATTTTTAAAAGCGACGAAACAGCAGCGCGGTAGGGTTGCAGTACTTCTCCACCTGCAAACCAGTTATATACGGTCTGTCGTGTTGCTCCGGTCGCACCAGCAACTAAAGTCACAGGAACATCTAAATGAACAGCGTAGCGCCCAAGCTGGTTGCCCAGCGTCTTGGGTGCTTTCATAATCCTGTCAGTAACGGTGTGTGAGTAGGGCATTAGTATTCTTCATTTGGTATGACACGATATTTGAACAAACCTCGCTTAACGTACTCGCGTTCTACTGTATGTCCCCCAAACTTGCGCTTACGAAAGTCACGTAGTCGCGCACTCACGCTTGCTTCAGGGCAGTAAACCTTTTCAGAGATTTGTTGCAGGGTTCTCCAACGTCCATCACGCATCAATTTCCAGACGTTGTAGAGTTGTGTGGTAAGGCGGTCTTTGTCACGCGCTGGGTCGTAGGTTTTTCCATCAAAAGACATCAACGATCTCCTGTAAAAATGCGGGGTCACCAGTCTAGGTGAACCAACGAAAGGGGTAACTGGCCCCCGCTGCCGGTGTTATTAACGCCACCTCCGGCTGGGCTTTACCAATTAGTCGTCTGTATCGTCCCAAGCATCGACCAGCTTGTTCAGGTCGGAGCCACCTTTAGGAACATTCTTACCAACGACAGCTTCCTTGCGAACTTCTGGTTCTGCACCATCATCTTCCTCAACCTTTGGTTTGGTTGGTTTTGCTGCTTTGACTGCCTTCGGTGCTGTACCTGCCACCTCAGACTGCGAGACAACCTTAGCATCGGTTTGCGATACAGTCATCGTGACGGCGTTCGTTGCCTCACGAGTCTGGCCTTTCTCAACAGCCACAGCGTACTCGTCGTCATTCAACCAACGCTTCGCTTCAAAGAACAGCTTAGGTACAGGAGCCTTTGTATCAAAACGCAGACGTGTAACAACTGCATCAGGACCTGCGCCCATCGCAGTCATGTAACGAGCGTACGCTTGCAGCGGACGGTTCTTACCTTCTTCCTTACCAAAGATCGACTGAGCAGGTAGCGCCAACTGCATAACGTCACCGTTCAGATCATTCTCCAGCACCACAGCGAGACGCTGGCTGTAACGGCATGCGCGGCTAGTGCCATCCCCTGAACCCGCGATGTTCTGTGGGCAGGTTGCACAGGTCGTGCTTTGTGGGTTATCCGCTTTAGTATCAGGACGCTCACCATCGGCAGACCAGCAAGCTGGGGCAGACGTATTACCTTCTTCGTACTTGCCCATGTAGAACGTGCGCGACACCTTGGGTGCAGCGTTGACGATAACCACATCCAGATAGCGCTCATCAATGGCAGCAACTTCCTCGCCGTTGGAGATCAGACGGAATACACCGCCTTTGATTGAGATACGTTTGCCGCCACCTCCGCTGTTACCAGCTAGGGCTTTAGCAACTGCGGACAACTCACCGCGTTTAACAAAGGAAGGGACGGAGGAGGCGTTAAATTCAATAATGTTTGACATAGTTTTACTCATTTAGTTGGTTTACGAACACTGATCTGATACACCGTATCAGAGTTAAGCCCCGGCGGAACTAACGTCGGGTTTTCTTCAAGGAACTGCGCCATGTTGCGCTGGGCAATGCGACGTTCCAGAAGGTCTACGGCGTCGTTCTGGATAACAAAATCCTTGAACGACCCCCAATCTTGGGTGGTATAGCGGGTTTTAGTACCGAGCATGACAGTACCAGCGTCAGTCTTCATCGACTTCGTGCCTAGCGCCATCATCTGTGTCTTCATGGCGTTCTCGATCTCATCTTCCTGCGTGTCGAGTGCTGCCAGTTCTGCTTCGTACTGCGTGGTTAGCTCTGCCTTTGCGGTCCTGATTCTCAGGTAGACCTTGGCAAGCTTATCCATAGGGACAAGTTCTGTATTCATTGTTTACTCCATGTGGTTGGGTACATCTGTCAAACATTTTACAACCGGCTTTTTTAAGATGCAAGCTCTTCTTCATACAACTTCACTAGCACCGCGTGGTCATCGACCCGCCCTGCTAGCTTTTTAAACATCTTTCTTTCCAATTCGCTACCTTCGATATGCACGACCGTTACCTTGTCTGAGTTCTGGCCTACGCGGTCAGTACGCGCACAGCATTGCAGGTACGTCTCAACGCTCATGACTGGCCCCCAAAACACCACCGTGTCAGCGGCTGTCAGGGTGACTCCATGCGATGCAGACTGTGGCTGAATGACCAGTACACGCGGCGACTCCGTAGTCTGGAACTGCTTGAAGATAGCTGTGCGCTTGGCTGGTGTTACGTCGCCATGTATCTGTGCAATCTCAATATTGTTCTTTTGCAAAAACTCTGAGATGGTGTCGATGCTGTGCCGGTAGGGTGCAAACACCAGCACCTTGCGGCTTGTCTCTTCCAATACTTCTAGCAACACGTTCAAACGTGGGGAGCAGTCAAATGTAACGACCTCTTGGTTGTCGGTGTACGCCGCACCCGCGCTGATCTGTAGTAGCTTGTTGACCCCTGCCGCGGCGTTGACTGCGGTAACCGTTTCACCGGCGGCTTGCATCACCATGCGGTCCTTTAACATCTTGTAGTACTTAGCTTGCTGCGCCGTCAACGGTACTTCACGCGTGACGGTAATAACTGGGGGCAGATCGAGACACTGCGCTTTTGTAAACCTGATTGCTGGCTGCAAGGCATCATGCACATCGCCCCCTGACGTGGGTTTGGGCATCCACCTAAAACGTGTGGCTTGATACATCACCTTGTCGCGCCAGCCTGTAGCAAACTTAGGCACAGCATCAGGGTTGACCAGCTTAGCCAAACCATACGCATCTAGCGGCGACTGCGCGGCAGGAGTTCCTGTCATCATCCACAGGTGGGTGTTGGGCTTTAGTATCTTTAGCAGCGATTTGAACCGCTTAGTTCCTACGTTCTTGTACGCGTTGGCCTCATCCACAATAACCAGATCAAACTTGCCATCTTTAACTACTTCATCAGCAATTAAATTTAGACCGTCGTAATTAGTTATCACGAAGTCGTAACCGCCTTTGACCATCTCCAGCCTACGTGCAGCTTGCGAATGGTGGGCTACGATACAACTGCGGTGAATGATGCTGTTGTTTAAGTCCTGCATCCACGCCGAAGTCATGATCGACAGAGGACACAGCACTAAGCAACGGCGTACTTCACCGACCTTCATTAAATAGTCAGCAGCCCACAGCGCCGACAAAGTTTTACCTGTGCCGGGTTCTGAGAACACAAAGCTGCGACGATTGAGCGTCAAGAAAGAAGACGTTTCACGTTGGTGTGCGAACGGCTTGAACCTGCCCGGCCAGTCGTATTTACCCTCGATAGGCGAGACAACTTTCTTTACACCCAGATTGCGCAGCACTCGCGCTTCATCCAAACCAAAATGTACTGCTACTTCGTATATACCGTTATCGTGACTGACTATTTTATGCTTCGGAATGATTGAATATTTTTCTGGATTACGTGTTCTCAAAAGATATAACTTGTTGTCAATGATCTGCATTACTTATTGTCTCCCTGATTCACGCTCTTGCTGCGCAACCGCAGGTTCCCTTTGGTTGACTTACCGCCTTTGCGTAGTGGCTTAACGTGGTCGATGTCTTTCCCGCTTCTATCAATACCCAGCTTGTCGTACATCCGACGCGCTCTTTGGCGCTCATGCTGGTCACTATCTGCACCGGACTTGCCGGTCTGTAAATCTCTTTTGTATTCTTTCTTGTAGTTTCTGGTTGCCATGCTGGCCTCCTAATGTTGAGGGTGATGCTCACAGTCAGTTACCGGACACCAACCACACAGCGGTGTTTGGTTCGGGTTCCATACATCAACACTATGGCTAGCTGCAAGACGCGCAACGCGCTCACGATAACGCCACCATAGCTGCTCTTGTTCTTCAGCACCGACTTCGTGGACTACCATCGACTTCTTTACCACGAACAACAACGCTGACTTCACACGTTTGATATGCGGGAAATGTTTGAACACCATCAGCGACATCAGGATTAACTGATCGCGGTCAGGGTATCTATCGTTTCCTGTTTTGTAGTCCACCACTCGCGCTGTAAAGTTATCGTCGTTAACGATAATCAAGTCAGCGATACCACGCACCCACACGTTCTCACTATCGAAAGCGCAGGGGTTTAAATCTTCTGTCAACGCCATCTCGTACTCAACAAACTTCCTGCCTGTCTTAGCTTTCAACGAGTCAAGCGTAGGTTGAACAAACGCAAATTGTTCTGGTAAAGGTGTGTCGTCTTGGATGTAGTCTTCTGCTGCTTTATGTAAGTCTTTACCGTAGCGTGTCTGCACCGTGTCTTGGAACGGAAACTTCTTCAACACTTTTACTTCGTGGTATCGACGAGCGCAGCCTTCAAAGTCTTTTAAACTACTATGCGACCATTTAACTTTTACTGGAATCATATCCGCCTCTGACAAACAAATGCCTGATGATCTACACGAAAGGCTCCTGCGTATTTGCAGTCACCGATCACTCTGCTTTCAACCTGCACTTGGCCTATCCATATACCAATCACAAACATAAGCACAGCAGCGAGAGACTTAGCCCACACAGCGTTAATCCAAGCAAAGATTTTACGGTAGTCAATTGTTTCAACAATCACTTAGCGTCTCCATATCGTTTAGCAACA